ACCCTTCACTCTACGAGCCCCTGAGGATGCTCTCAGGACAGCCTGTGACGGCTTGCGCCTATTAGGGGCTGTTCTCGGGCTTGCGGCCTCGTAGCGGCCGTCCCTCGTAGCCCTACGGGTGGCTTCGCCATCCTCGTTACCTCGGACTAATCACGCCCAAAGAAGATAGATGTGCCAGCGGGTTCATAAGTGGAAACCGGTTGGCCTGATTCATGTCACAACGGACACGAAGATATTGCTTGACTTTGAACAACCCTACAGACGCTGAGATAGCGTCCTTGCTTGATGTGCAGGAAGGCACTCTCAAGCGTGGGTTCATTGCCCTTGAGGTGGGTGCAGAAGGTACACCTCACCTACAAGGATTTGTTCACCTCAAGAATGCCAAGACTGGAACAGCCTTGAAAAAGATGCTCGGCTCTGACCGATGGCATTGGGGCAAAGCCAACGGAACCGACTTTGAGAACTGGGCTTACATCATGGAAGATGTTGAAGGCAAAGTACAAGGCGACTTGCTCATCCAGTGGGGTGACAAGCCAGCCGAAGAAGGAGAACCTGACGCATGGGATTCAATCTTGATGATGATTGAAGCCGGTGAAGATGACCGTGCCATCGTCAGAAAGTGGCCGAGTATCGCTATCCGATGTCAATCCGCTATTGCCAAATACCGAGCCTCGTTTGAATGGGCTGAATGCAGAGCATGGCGAGAAGTCGAGGTAGAATACATCTCGGGGCCAACTGGATGCGGTAAAACCCGGGAGGCTCTGTACCTACCTGATGGCCGTGTGAACACCGATGTTTATCGTTGCACAAACGGCAAGCATCCCTTTGACATGTACGACGGTGAAGGAACCATCGTGTTTGAGGAGTTTCGTTCCCAGTACACATGTAGGGACATGCTGAACTGGGTGGACGGTCATCCTCTAATGCTACCTGCTCGGTATGCTGACCGAATGGCGAAGTTTACCAAGGTCATCATACTATCAAACTGGAGATTTGAAGAGCAGTACCGCACTGTTCAAGCGGACTCACCTGAAACATACAAAGCATGGCTAAGGCGAGTATCAACCATCTCCGAGCGTTGGGATTAGGTAGTGGATCCACACCCTCTTTGTCATCACATGCTGGGAGCATGGACGCCAAGATAGTCACCTTCTTTCACTGATACTGTGACCTACCCACCATCGCCTGAATCGGCAGTTGGTCAGAATGCGACCATACCAAGAGGAGCGTGGAAGAACCCTGTTGAACGCTGTGTGAGCGAAGTGGACTTCTCCAACACGCCAACACGAACCCAAATGCCATTGGGAAATGCATTGGCATTGTACGGAGGCTCATTGCCGTTGGCTTGAACCTCTTCGTAGTCCTCGTCCTCTCCTTCGGCCTCGAGAGCCTCATAAGGCATGGATTGAATCACAGTTTCCGGGGATGCACTTTCATTGCGGCTCTTTGAGTACTCCTCAAACACACCGAAATGAGTTGCATCTCCTCCTTTCAACCACCATTGCATGTTCACACCTGTGTCAAGGTTGTGAGCATATGATAGGTTGTATTCGCCAGCCGTGAAGGGCGTCCTCACCGGTGCGACACCGGTTTCATCCAGTTGCCACAAGTTAGGCACTGCGCCCCCGAACTCAAGAGCATCCGTTGTTCCGGTTAGGGTGATACCACTACCGACACGGAAATCTCTCCATCGTGCGACATTCTCCGGGTTTAGTGATGCCAACTCATCCGCCATGGCTTCATCATATGCTTTCTTCGGCATTCTCCATGCAGAACGCAGATACCAAGTTGGCATCAAGGCAAAGACCTCTATGCTTTCTGTGGAGCCAAATGAGTCTTGATTGGCCTCAACCCGAACAGTGTAGGCACGACCCTGACGATACAGACGATGGTTCAATTTGGACAGGCAGTAGGCCGTGTCCATCACTGCCATCTGTGGCACACCAACAAGTGTGTTGTTGCCTTTGATGTCAAACTCGTTAATCGTCTGTTTTGCCTTACCGCTCATGGTTAACCCAAGGGGTTGCATGGCTTAAAGGCACAGAGAGGACACCTTCCTCTCTTGTATCTCTCCTACCTGCGTGTGTATGGTTCTCACTGCGTTCCTCGTCCCCGAACCATTGTTGCACACTACACAGGGGGCTGTGAAGGGGTAATACTG